ACGATAATATGATTGACTGTTTTTATGCTAGAGAGCAACTGGCACAAGATGTTGGCGGGTCAAACGGATACTTTCCAAACGGCGAACAAGCCGTATGTGTATCTAATTTAAAGGAAATGGGATGACAGGTAGAGTAGGATTTACATGTAGTACATTTGATCTGTTACACGCAGGTCATGTACAAATGTTGCGTGAAGCAAAAGCACAATGTGATTATCTTATTTGTGGATTACAAGTTGATCCTGCAAATGATCGACCTGAAAAGAACTCACCTGTACAATCTATTGTAGAACGTTACACACAGCTCAAGGCTGTTAGTTATGTTGATGAAATTATTCCTTACGGTACTGAAAAGGATCTAGAAGATATCTTAGAACTGTACTCAATTAATGTACGAATACTAGGAGAAGAATATAGAGATAAAGAGTTTACTGGTAAAGATATATGCCGTAGACGAGATATAGAACTATATTTTAACAATAGAGATCATAGATTCAGTAGCTCAAACTTACGAGCAAGTGTAATTGAATCGGAGAAGAAATGAACATATTACTTACAGGATCAAGTGGCTTCATAGGAAGTGAATTACTAAAGCGTTTAACAGTAAAGCACGGACACTATGTACACACAATTGATATTGCAAATGGTCCCGAACAAGATCTAATGTATTGCCAATTCCCACATGAAAGCAAAATAGATCTTGTAATACACTTAGCAGGTAAAAGCGGTGTACGTGAAAGCATCAAAGACCCTGCTAGTTATTGGTTAAACAACATTGAAGCAAGTAGACGCTTGTTCAATGCTTACCCTAATACACGCATACTGTATGCAAGCTCTAGTAGCGCCTACGAGCCCGATCTAAACCCTTATGCGGCTTCTAAGTATTGTTTAGAAGAACTTGCAGAACGTTATCCGGATACACTAGGTATGCGTTTTCATACAGTGTATGCAGATGTTTGCCCTAGAAAGAACATGTTCTTTCAAAGACTACGCAATGATACATTAGAATATGCCACTAGGCATTATAGAGATTTTGTGCATTTACAAGATGTGTTAGACGCTATTGATATATTAATAGCAAAACCAAAAGTAAATGGTACAATTGATATCGGTACAGGTGTTCCTGTCCGTATTCAAGACCTTGCACCAGAGGCTCCCGTTCGCCTAAATACACCTGGAGAAAGAGAATTTACTTGTGCAAACACAGAAAAAATTAAAGGACTAGGTTGGAAACCTAAATACTTTATAGAAAACTTCTTGACAAAAGAAGACAAAGGCAATATAATAAACATTACAAATGGAGAACCCTTATGAAAGATATTTTACAAGACATTGTCGCCCACACACATGCACTAGGTTTTTTGAGTCTAGTTAAAGTAACAAGCGACTCAGATACCTCAGTAGAAAGTATGGCAGATGATAGAAGTGTAATTCTATCTGGTGCAATACATACTCCTGTTGCAGAATTTTCAGGCACTTTTGGTATGCCTAACTTAGAAAAGTTAGCATTGCATTTAAAGAATCCTGAGTATCAAAAAGATGCTAAACTTGACGTTGTAACAGCAGATAGAAATGGCGAAGTTATTCCTACACATATTCACTTTGAAAATGCGGCAGGCGACTTCCAAAATGATTACCGCTTTATGAACAAAGCAATTATTGAAGAAAAACTAAAAACTGTTAAGTTTAAAGGTGCGGCATGGAATGTAACATTCCAACCAAGCATGGCAAGTATTGCACGTATGAAACTTATGAGTGCGGCACACAGTGAAGAGCCTACATTTAATGTAAGCACTAACAACAGTAGCCTAACATTTAGTTTTGGTGATGCAAGTACACACGCAGGTGAGTTTGTATTCCAACATGACGTTGAAGGATCATTACAGCACACTTGGAGTTGGCCTGTAGCACAAGTACAAAGCATCTTAAACTTAGATGGCGACATTACTATGAGCATTAGTGATCAAGGCGCAATGATGATTTCAGTAGATAGTGGTATGGTCAAGTACGACTACATACTTCCGGCGCAAAGCAAGTAATATGCGGAATTGGATATACAACTGTTGGACATTAGTAATGGATGATACTCGCAATCCGTTGAGTTCTATTCCTGATGTACAAACACGTCATATGGTGATGCAAGTGCTTGCCTGGATGTGGTGTATTGTGTTTGCTATTATTGTAGGTAGCATGTGGGCAGGAGTGTTTAGTATGATATTACACACACTATTGCTCGGTGCTATTGCAGTAACAGTAGCAACATTTGAAACAGCAAAACGTAGACCCAGTTCATTCCGTAAAGATAACGGAATTAATTCACGTGGTTATGGAGGCGAACATGAGTAACCCAAACGAACCGTATCACAATAAAGGCGCAGGTTTAGCATTTTTAATTATTGCTTTTACAATGGTAGGACTGCCAATCATTATTGGAACAGCAATGGGATGGTTTAACTTATTTGGCATCCTAGGACTATAATATGAACAAAGATTTAACCGCAACACAAAATGATTATGCAACATTTTTACCTGCACTTAGTGGCTTTTATGCTACATATGTAGGTAAACAACGTTTTGATGAATATGTAGACAAAGCACGTATTCCAAGCAACTTTGCAAATGGTGTTGAGAGTTTAAACTATCTAAATAAAAACGAAGGTGCGTTTACATATAAATGGACACTGTATTCAGCAGGACATGCGGACTTAGATACTACTAAAGAAGTACCTAAAGAAGACATGGTTCGAAACAGAGATAGAGAAAACACTTGGCTACTAGGCGACTCAGGTGGTTTCCAAATTGGTAAAGGTGTTTGGGAAGGTGATTGGAAAGATCCTAATTGTCCTAAAGCACAAAAGAAACGTGACGGAGTTCTTCGTTGGATGGACGCTTATATGGACTATGGCATGGTACTTGATATTCCAGCCTGGGTAGCACGTTCAGAAGCAGGTGCTAAAGCAACTGGCATTAGCACATATGATGAAGCAGTCAAAGCAACACGCATTAACAATGACTATTGGATGAAACACAGAACAGGTGCTTGTAAGTTCTTAAACGTTTTGCAGGGTGAGAATCATGCAGACGCAGATGACTGGTACGAGCAAATGAAAGATTACTGTGATCCTAAAGTGTATCCAGACAATCATTTTAATGGTTGGTCAATGGGTGGACAGAACATGTGCGATGTGCATTTGGTTCTTAAACGTATAGTTGCATTGATATATGATGACCTACTACAAACAGGTGTACACGATGTAATGCACTTCTTAGGCACATCTAAACTAGAATGGGCTACGTTACTAACAGACATACAAAGAGCTGTTCGTAAGTATCATAACCCAAACTTTATGATTACATTTGATTGTGCTTCACCTTTCTTAGCAACAGCAAACGGACAAATTTATATTCAAACTGAAACTGAAGATAGAACTAAATGGGTCTATAGAATGGTTCCTAGTATTGATGATAAAAAGTATGCTGCAGATACTAGACTGTTTAAAGACGCTGTACTACAAGATAACATATTTAAAAACTTTACTAATAGTCCAATTACAAAAGACCTTAAAGTAAATGATGTATGTCATTATGCACCAGGAATGTTAAACAAGATTGGTAAAGAAGGAAAGACGTCATGGGATAGTTTTTCATATGCTATCCAAATGGGTCATAATGTATGGAGTCATATTAATGCTGTACAAGAAGCAAACAGACAATACGATGCAGGCATACTTCCTAAGATGCTTGTACAAGAACAATTTGACAGGATTTTATTTAGAGACGTTGTGGAAGCAATATTTGCGGCTAACGGCAGAGAAGAAGCTAACGCAATAATTGAACACTATAGTCGCTTTTGGATGACCATACCTGGTACAAGAGGAGCGATTGGTAAAAAGACTGTAAACAGTAGTACATACTTTGGAAACTTATTTGAAGAAGTAGGTGAACCTGTAATTACAGACGAAGAAGATCTAGATGAAACGAAATTAGAGGATCTTGAGGATGAGCAACTTCACAGATGAACACAATAAAATTGCAGGCTATTTACAAGAGCTATATAAGAAGCATAGAAAACTTGACGAAGAAATAAAATTAATGTATAATACTTTTGCAAGTGATAGTTCTATTAACAGGCTTAAAACAAAAAAACTTTGGTATAAAGACGAAATCCACAGATTAGAAACAAGGTTAAAAACAATATGAAAAGAGATTATGATACAGGCATAGCAGATAGTATTACATTCTTTACAGGTGTAGAAGTTGAAAAGACTCCTGCATTAGGAATGAAAACATTGTTTGTTACAGGCAAACAAGACTATAATACAATAATGAAACACTATACAGATGAACAGTGTGAACATATCTTCTTTGGTGCTAATCATAGTTATAATCCTGTAACTTCAGATGACTTTGAAGACTGGGATCTAATGATACGTGCATTTACTGATCAGGAAATATTATGTAGTTTGGACATACCAAGTACAATTAATATGGAATGGTTCTTAGATGGCGGCCTTGTTGAAACAGATTACTTTATTCCACAAATACGTGTAGTAGTTCCTTATGTTAAACAGTGGAATTACAATACAATGATTAAAATCGATGACAAAGATTTTAAAGCAACCAATCCAGGTGTGTGGTGTCATAGACTCCACGATTTAATGGATAGCGAAAAGTTTACGGATTGGACAAAATATTCGCTTGACAAACCATTGTAATGAAAGTATACTATAACAATGCAAGAACGTTATTACGATTACATGCTACGCAGAACAAGAGAGGAAAATAAAAAGATGAATGATCCAATAAATAATGCTACTAGAAGTATATGGGTAACTTTTACTAAAGAAGGCATCCATAAGTATCCAGGAGCAGATAGTGATCCAAAACTTGCAACAGGCGATTGGGACGATGTGTCGTTTCTTGCTGTGCCTCATCGTCATATTTTCCACTTCAGGGTGCGTATCGAAGTGTTCCACAACGATAGAGACATCGAGTTCATCCAATTCAAAAGATGGATGGAAAGACTCTATAGTGCTTCTTCCGACGGTGAAGTGCTCGTTCTAGATTATAAGTCTTGTGAGATGATCGCAGATGATTTATATAAAGAAATTTCTACAAAGTTCCCCGGCCGATTTGTAGAGATTAGTGTCGCTGAAGACAACGAAAACGGCTGTGTAATTTATTACCCAAACCCTAAAAATTAAAGTGCTATTAATAGAGGATATTAAAAAATGGCAATCAAGTTTAATAAGCCCGCTTACGACAAAATTTTCCGAGACTTGGAAAATTTTAAAGACTTCTGTCGCTACGTTGGCGATGCTAAAAACGTGGCGTTCGTATACAATGAGAAAGATTTGTATAACGAACGATCTTATGTGTGGCGCTCATATCAGCGTCATGTTAACCACCTTAAGGCAAAGAACCGCTCTTCAGGTAAGAACTTTAATCACAAACGGAGAAACTAATGACTATTCATATTGTAGATATTGAAGCTGTAGACACACGCTATACTAAGCAGTGGAAAGATTATCTTCCACGTCAACTGTTGAAGTCTACAAATGAAAAGATAAATGTTATTAGTGGCGGGGATACACCTCAGGCAACTACGCCTGGGGCGTTCCTCAACTTCGGCGGTACTAATGTATACAAGTCAAAACAGCTCGAGCAAATAGGAGAAATGTTTTGTAATGGTGCTGTTAAAGATGGTGATTACTTCTTATACACTGACGCTTGGAACCCTACTGTTATACAACTTCGTTACATGGCAGAACTACTAGGCGTTGATGTTTGTATTGGCGGTTTGTGGCATGCAGGGTCTTATGATCCTCAAGATTTCCTAGGTAGACTTATAGGAGATAAGCCTTGGGTAAGACATGCTGAAATGTCAATGTTTGAATGTTATGATGATAACTTCTTTGCAACTGACTTTCATATTGATATGTTTACAGATACACTAGGTGAAGATTATCAAATTGACAATGATAAAATACATCGAGTAGGCTGGCCTATGGAGTATCTAAAGAATAGTTTGGATAGTTATAAAGGTATGGAAAAACGTAACCTTATACTTTTCCCACACAGAGTTGCTCCTGAAAAACAAGTTGATATATTTCACGACTTAGCACAACAACTACCCGAATACGAGTTTGTTGTATGTCAAGAACGTGATCTTACAAAGAATGAATATCATAACTTGTTAGGCGAAGCTAAACTTGTGTTTAGTGCTAACCTACAAGAAACACTAGGTATTAGTTGGTACGAAGGTGCATTAGTTGATGCTATTCCTATGGTACCAGATAGACTGAGCTATAGTGAAATGTCCGTGCAAGAGTTTTTATATCCTAGCAAATGGACTGAAGACTATACAGCATATAGAAAGCATAGAGGCGAAGTTGTTACAAAGATACGCGACTACATGGAAAATTATTCCGACTATTTGGTTAGTTTGGAAAAACAACGTAAGATACTTAACAAAGACTTTTTTAGTGGTAGTGCATTATATGAAAGGCTTAAAGATGAGCGATAATACTTATACGTATAATTACAGTAGTGATGATACTATTACAATAGATACTAGTAATTGGGACGATAGTTTTACTACTAGTCCTTCATCTATATATACTAATGATACTTTTACATTTACAGATGCTTTGGACGGAAAATACGGTCTTTCTGTTGAAGGTAAACTAGAAGTAGATGGCGTAGACGTTATGCAATCTATTAAAGATTTGCAACTTGTACTAGGTGTAGTTAGTAGAGATCTTGAAAAAGAAGAAAAGTACAAAGGCTTAAAACGTGCCGCAGAAGCATATGAACGTGAACTAGCAAAGATCGAAACGTTCGAAACTCTAAAGGACTCAGCATAATGTTTGGTTTTTTAAAAGGTCGTAAACGTGTAATTAAAGATAGAGATAGTAACGAGCCTTACTTGGTTCGTTGGTACTTGTTCCTAAAGGACAGAAAGAACTTTCCGTTCAATGTCACTTTGCACAAAGTTTTAAAAAGTGACGAAGCAACATTACATGACCATCCTTGGAGTTACGCAACACTTATACTTAAAGGTGGTTATTGGGAGAATGTTCCTATTGTTAGTAAAGAAGGTAACATAGTAGGATCACGTGGTATCTGGCGTGGGCCAGGACACTTTAGATTTCGTAAGTCAAATGACTTACATTTTTTGACTTTAGAAAAAGACAAAGACGGTAATGAAATACCATGTTGGAGTTTATTCTATATGGGCAAAAAAGCAAAAGAATGGGGCTTTGTACCTTTTGTACAAGGCATTGGTTATAGATGGCAAAATAGCGTAGACTACCTCGCTAAGGAGTAATTTATGAGTCAGTATAATGACGTAGTAGAAAGGCAACGAGATTTGTTAGAAGCAGAGACATGGGCAAAGGGTGTAAAAAGTTTACACTTTCATAGTTTAAAAAGTATGTGGTATGACACTAATCCTGAAGATACCGACATGGGTATGGTAATGGATGTTGAATATAACAATGGTGTAATAAGACGCACACTAAAAGATAACACTGTACGAATCTTTGGTAAGGAACTTAGTGGAGACGCACTTCTCGACGAATACAAAAGGAATAATAAATGAACAAACATTATTACACTTGGGGACACATTGAAAAAATGTGTATTGATATTGCAATGCAGATGCAAAAAGACAACTGGAAGCCTGACTATATTATAGGTATTACACGAGGTGGTAATGTTCCTGCTACAATATTATCGCATATGTTAGGAGTTCGTTGCGAAGCATTAAAAGTAAGTTTACGTGATGACGAAACAGATTGTGAATCTAATTCTTGGATGGCTGAAGATGCATTTGGTTACGTACCAGAAGAAGAACGTGCTGTAACTAAAAGTCGTTGGGACGTTAACAGACGTAAAAATATTTTAATTGTAGACGATATTAACGATACAGGTGCAACACTTAATTGGATCAAAAAAGATTGGCCAGCTAGTTGTTTACCCAATGAAAGCACTTGGGGTACTGTATGGAATAAAAATGTAAGATTTGCTACACTAACTGAAAACCTTGCAAGTGAGTTCGAAGGTGTTAATTATTCAGCACACGAAGTTAACAAAGCAGAAGAAGATGTTTGGTTAGTTTACCCTTGGGAAATAGTAGGTAAGTATGACGCTTGATAATTTAGAACAAGCTCAGCAAGAAGGCAGAGCACCATGGGATAACGTATACTTAGATACTAGAGACTTTGTAGTATATGAGGACAAATATCCTGTAACTGAAGGACATTTATTAATAGTACCCAAAGTAAATGTTATGGATTGTGTAGAAAAATGTTTTAAGTTTGCTATGTCAATGGGCAATGATAATGTTACAACAACCAAGAATAATGTAACAGGTTATAATATTGGTCTAAATATAGGTGTAAGTGCAGGACAAACAGTTATGTACCCACATGTACATTTAATCTTCCGTCGTGATGGAGATATGGAAGATCCGAAAGGTGGCGTAAGAGGCGTCATTCCATCTAAACAAAAATACTAAGGAAAGGAACTATGGACTTGAAGGAACAAATGATTAAAGCGGCAAGACTACACGCTGAAGCGGAGATAG